ACCGTGTATTATTCAATCATCGCACACATACAGGCAAAGCCTATTATCATTATCTACTTAAAGGTAATGAATATGTTGCCTGTGCCGTTTACGCAGAATACGATCTCAAGTACTTCAAACGGTGGTGCAAGACTCAACGAGAAGTGTGGGGTAAATATCCTGATGCACGCTTCGTTGAAAAGCACTGGACGCTCGCCGATCATAATGCGTACCATGCTGAATTAGTAACCAAATCAAATCTAGCAAAACAGGAGGAATAAAATGGGTTACACGAATTACTGGCAACAGTTCAATGACTTCACCGTACAGGAGTGGTCAAGCATAAAAGGCTTTCTTAACTTTATGATAGATGAACCAAACCACTATCCGATCATAAGTATTACAGCTGATGACTCTGATGTAATACAGTTCAACGGTGATGATAGGGACACTCGGGTAATGCACGAAACCTTTACCCTGCACAGGGAATGTCCCTCAATGCAGGAACGCTACCAATCCTGTAAAACAAATCGTAAACCATACGACATTGTTATATGGTCTTTACTGATGTACTGCAAAGCACGGATCACGGACAAACAAAAATTCATGATACGTAATGATGCAGGGCTTCAGTGCATAGAGTCCAAAATCTATTTCAACAAAGTTAATGAAGCAAAGAATGCTAAAATAGTAACGAAATAGAAATGTGAGTGAAAACTTTTTTCAGATATCTTAATATACAATATCTGACTATACAATAAAATCAATACTTTAAGCCCCCACGCGAGATAGTGTGAGGGCTTTTTTGTTATGATTCGATTTCTATTGCAGGTTCTATTATGTAAAGTTATGATATCTGCATGGCAAAAGCAAAGGTCACACATAAGAATAAACTGGACATTATAGCTAACCCTCGTGTGGAAACAGGGCTGACTCCTATGCAGGAAAAGTTTGCAACGATTTATGCAACCGAGGAAGTTACACAAACTGAAGCCGCTCTCAAAGCAGGGTATGCTGAAAGTAATGCCCATGCGATAGCTAGCCGTATGTTGAATGGACGGGACTATCCACAAGTTTTGGAAAGGGTACGGCAAATCAAAAACGAACTCCAACACAAGTTTGAGGTAAGTTTTGAAAGCCATGTTCGTAAGCTAGCACAAATCAGAGATGAGGCGATGCAGAACGGTAACTTCGCCGCCGCCGTCAGTGCTGAAAAATCTAGAGGTCAAGCGGCAGGATTATACATAGATAGAAAAGAGATAATGATGGGTAAGATAGACCAGATGTCTCGGGAGGAAGTAATGAAAGAAATACAAAAGATGCAGGAGGAGTTCCCACAGCTTGTGGAACAGACTAAACCTGCGATTGACGTAGATTATACCGACATAGAAGTACACCCAAAAGCTGATGAAAAAGCCTGAGTCCAAGCTCTGGCATTTGCTCCGTGATGGAACAAGAAGCAAGGTTCACTGGACGCGAGTTGAGTCATGGTCTGTCCCAGGAGTACCTGATTTGAATGGATGTATGAACGGTAAAGAGTTTTGGGTTGAGCTGAAGGTTCTTACGACAAAGACCGACAAGAAGTTTCCAAAGTGGCGACCTCATCAGATTGCTTGGCAGACAGGACGTACAGCGAAAGGAGGCTGTGTTTGGAACTTGGTTCATCATCTCCTGTCCCGTCGCCTCTTTATTATTGATGGAAAGAACCTTGGACCGAGATTGATGGACGATGATTGCACATACGATGGAACGTATGAGATGCCGAAGGATTATGATGGATGGTCAAAGATCCTAGAACGGATGATATCGTAAGACTTCGCCCGAAGTCAGCGGCTTCTAGTCCAATGTTATCATTATGAGTAATTAAGGGTTTACAATCATACGCCCCATATGCTATTCTATTTACATAACTTAAATATAAATACTCGTAGAAAGGAGTACATTATGAAGACTAACACAGCTAAAAAAATCGCCCCTAAGGAAATTACCTTTCAGGGCATTGGTTCCATCCCTGCTGACAAGCGTGAAAAAGTAGGCGTGATTCCTGGGGATATCTACACATGGTTGAAGGACAAGGCAGGCAACAATCCTGCTAATGTTATTATACGTCCAGTCCAAGGGCTTGATAACAAAAACCCTTTTCCTTTTGAACGCACCATGTTCCTCAAGGACGGCACGCCAAGCTATGAGCGACGTGCTTATGTGATGTGGGCATTGGCTAACTCAGGCAAGGCTGAATATACATTGGCTGATTGCCAAGCTGACCACAAGAAAATCAAATCACCTGCCTACGGTGTGAAGGGTTTAATTGATGCCCTTAACGGTGGACAGTCACCATCCGCAAAAACCACATGGGGACGGAACTATGTTGAGCTTGTAGTTAAGAAATAATTACTGGCAATTAGGAGGGAGCTTGATGGCTCCCTTCTTTTTTATTTTGATGGACGATGGATATTGATGGATGGACAATGAACGATCGTCTTAGATGTATATGTATATGGACATCTAAAGAAGTCGCACGAAGTCAGTCCTGATACTAAAGGATACACCTTGAGTGTGCTAGGGTGTAAGGTATTAGTATAAATTAATTAACACGGAGGTTACTATGTTTATGTTTTTTGCGATTTGTGGTGTCGCCGCTTTTTTATTCTTTTTACTTGTTGTCAACTTATTGGATCTGTGATGCTAGATATCTTTACATTCCATATGCTTATGTTGTTTGGCTTCGCTATCGCCTACATTGTCTTGTTTTATATTATTCACAGAAACCCACCTGACTGATGGTTGATTGATGGAGAGCAGAATCACGTGTGTAATATATGATCACATAAGAGGTCAAAAGCTGCACTTAGGGGTTTACATGTTTGTACAATAATATATATTAGTACTTGTAAGGCGTTGCATGGGGCAACGCCCATAACTAAAAGGGTAAAAACTATGGCAAATAAACCAACAGTTTTTAACGGTGCAACAGGGGCAAAAACCCCTGTTGTTACAGCCCACGTTATAGCTTTTATAAAAGCAAATAACGGGTTAGGTAATGTTGCGTTGCAACTTACCCCAAACGCCATTGGCAAAAATGGCGTTTTATTTGGTGGTGGTAAATTAACCACCGCCTTACAGCCTAACAAGCAAGGCGTGCTTGGTGGGCGTGCAAGCATACTTTGGGCTTGCATACACGGTTGGGCAAATGGCAAGCCTGTTGCCACCAACGTGCCAAAAACTGTGCCAAGTGCCGTGCCACTTAGCACAATACAGTTAGCACACACAGCCTATAAGGCTAGCGTGTTTGCTAACGCTAACACACCACAGTTTGGTAACACCAACCAAAACGCTGTGGTTGCCTTGCTTAACGGTGGGTTTAGCCCTGCCTGTAAGCTATACGGCACAGCTTTTGCCAAGCTAGTGTTAGTATAACCTACACCGTGCAAGGCTTACGTTAACGTAAGCCTTGCACCCTAAAAAGGTACTTGGCACGTTATAGTTTACGTTAACGTAAACCTCGCCCCCCACACCCCCCTTGGAGACGAGAAACATGTAAATGCGTTAGCGTTTACACGGTTTTTGATATTTCAACACCACCCAAAAAATTATTGTACCCCCACCCCCCTTTTTGAGATTGGGACTCCTATAAGGTTGCTTTTGCAAAATTTTTATATTATTTCTAAAAAACATGAGCGATGTGCCATTGAATATTCCCACGGATAAGTTAAAGACTTACGCACAGCTTTTGGAAAAGCAAAAAAGGTTCAAGGCTAGTGAGCGAGCACAGAAAGACTTTTTGTCATATACAAAAACTGTTTGGACTGAGTTCATAGAGGGTCGTCACCATAAAATTATGGCTGATAAGTTCAATAAGTTGGCGAAGGGTGAAATCAAAAGGTTGATTGTGAATATGCCACCACGCCATACTAAGAGTGAGTTTGCCAGTTACCTATTGCCTTCGTGGTTGATGGGCAAGAACCCTAAGTTGAAAATAATACAGGCGACGCATACTGGAGAGTTAGCTGTACGTTTTGGACGTAAGGTACGTAATTTGATGAACAGTGTTGATTATTCATTGGTATTCCCCGAAGTTAAGTTGCGACAGGACAGTTCGGCGGCTGGAAGATGGGAGACGGATAAGGGTGGTGAATATTTTGCGGCTGGAG